TTCTGGTATTGTTCACATGGCAGGTGCTTCTGCAGCTCTTGCGGCTGTATTGATTATTGGCCCCCGTGATGGAAAATATGATAAGAATGGTAAACCGAAGAATATTCCTGGCTCAAACATGCCTCTGGTTGCATTAGGTACATTGATTCTATGGTTGGGTTGGTTCTTCTTTAATGGTGGTTCACAACTAGCGTTCTCTACTATTGCAGACGCAAATGCACTAGGTAAAATATTTGTTAACACCAACATGGCCGCCGCTGGTGGTTTGTTGGGTGCTATGATTGTATCTAAACTATGGACAAAGAAGGTCATTCTCAATGTAACTCTGAATGGAGCATTGGCAGGATTAGTAGTTATTACTGCTGATCCATATTCACCAAGTCCAGAAATTGCTGTACTCTATGGTATGTTGGGTGGAATTACAATACCATTCGCTATGACTCTTCTTGAGAAATGGGGTATTGATGATCCTGTCGGTGCTATCTCAGTACACGGCATTGCTGGTATACTTGGACTACTATTGGTTCCTATCTTTAATTCAGATGCATCAATATTGATTCAAGTATTGGGTATTGGTGTTATCGGTGGATTTGTGTTCGTAACTTCTCTAGGCGTATGGTGGGTACTACATAAGACCATTGGCCTGCGTGTAGGTGAAGAAGAAGAGTTAGTTGGTTCTGATATGTACGAAGGTACAGGAAATGCTTATCCAGAATTTATGGATAAGTGACTTGACAAAGTAAGATAATTAAGGTATAATACAGTATGTTTAATCAATTGAATGTGGAGTTGCCCCCTATAAGCGCAACAACAAGTGACGGTGTTCGTCTTTATGAAACACCAGAAGGTAATAAGTACCCATCAATCACAACTATTCTATCAGTCCGTAATAAGTCTGGGCTAACTGAGTGGCGTAAACGTGTAGGAGATAAGGTTGCAAACCATGTCATGCATAAGGCAGCTGCAAGGGGAACCGCTGTTCACCATATGTGTGAAGATTATCTCAACAATGAGAATATAGATCATCATCAGAAGAATTTTCTACCTTGGTGCCTATTTACTCAGTTACAGAAAGTCCTGTCAAATATAGATAACATCCATGCACAAGAAGCGGGACTCTATAGTGATAAATACAAGGTAGCGGGTAGGGTTGATTGTATTGCAGAGTACAATGGTGTACTGTCTATTATAGACTTCAAGACATCAACCAAAGAACGCAGTGACGAATGGAATGAAAACTATTACATTCAATGTTCAGCTTATGCAGAGATGTATGAAGAAAGAACTGGTACAGAGATAGATCAGATTGTTATATTGTGTGTAACAGAAGATGGAACTGTACAAGAGTTTGTAAAAGAGAAGTTTGATTACCTAGATGCATTGGTAGAAACCGCTACTATATGGAGAGAACAAAATGAAACACCTAGCAATATTGGTGGTGTTTCTGTTAATGGGTTGTCAGACCAACAATAATATCGCCCCCAACGACATAACATCACCTAAACCAGTAATAGAAACAGATCAAGAAATGGCTAAAAATTCTCAAAAAGAATCAACAGATGATAAAAAGGATAAGCCAGAGAAGCCAGAGGTGGAGGGATTTATAGTACAGAAACCTATTCTTTGTGGCCCAGCTGATGTTTTCCTAGAAGGTATTGAAAGAACTTCCCAAGAAAAACCTATCGGTTTTTGGATAGATTCCCAGTATCAAAATAAAGTTATGTTGTTGCGTAATGCTGATACAGGATCAGTAAGTGTTCTTGAGTTCATAAAAAATGAGTATGCTTGTTTTATCTCTGTTGGTCAACAATCACAGATGGTGCCTACTGAGCCTACGAAAAAGGGTGAAACAACTTCTTACCAAAAGGTACTTGACTAATCCTTATAGATGTGTTATAAATAGAATACAATTTGATGATACGAATTGAATACTGAACTGGACGGGAGTGCAATTCTCCCCACCTCCACCATATCCCATATATTCTTATGGGGGTGAATTAGGATCGACAGGCAGGGATAAATGAGAGTAGAATTGTCGGATGACTGCGTTATTGGTCAATTTAGTAAATGCAAATGATAATATTGCATATGATGATTTCGCACTAGCTGCGTAATTAATCGGGGTTCGGTGGGTTCCTTGCAACAGAATACCCACCACTAATTTGAGTGACGGCAACCTATTGCTATATCGACACTTGATGAGTTTGGTAGTTCTCTTTATAGGACTAAAAACTACCATTTAAAAGTTGGAATGAATTCAACTTATTTTGTCATGTTAAGGAAATATTTTATGACTACTACCACTACCCAGGCCTCTAAGGTCGAAACCGCACTTGTAAATGGTGCAGAACTAACTGCTAAACAGATTACATCACGTTATGGTGTTAAGAATGTTCGTGCTGTTATTAGCAAACTTCGTTCAGAAGGTCTTTCGATCTATTTGAATAAGCGTATATCGTCTTTTGACGGTGTGTCTTATATGAAATATATGATTGGTACGCCTACTCGAGCAGTTGTTGCTGCTGGTTATGCTGCATTACGCGCATAGCTAAACAACGTGTGATGGCGTAATACATCCGTGTGGGGTCTACGGTTAACCCCACACTTTATTTTAACATATGGAATACATTAAATGAATACTTCTAAAACTTTTTCACTAGAAATTGAAAACATTGCTAAAGAAAAAAGAATCTCACATATGGAGGCTGTTTTGTGGTATTGTACTAAACAAGGTATAGAACCAGATACAGTAGGCACACTAATTTCTAAAAGTCTTAAAGAAAAAATTGAAGCAAACGCAAGAGAATTGAATTTTCTTCCTAGACAGGCTCAACTCCCAATCTAATGTATAATATATATACACAAAACCAGTGCAATTTTTGTACTATGGCAAAACAAATTATGTTTGATCAGAATATAGATTTTATGGAAATAAATGTTCAATATGATGACCAAGCAAAAGATTTTATGAAAGAACAAGGTTTTAAAACTGTACCACAAATATATGATAATGATGGAAATCATATTGGTGGCTATAATGATCTTTTAGAAATTTACAAGAAGGAAGGGTAAATAATATGAAAAAAATAGTTTTCGCAATTTCGCTATTATCAATAGTTGCATGTTCGCCGGGACAAAAAGCGGCAAATCATCAAGGAAAAGCAGAGTACGTTTCAGTTGGATGTCATGTAGTGACAAAGAATCCAGCCAAAGGTAATACGTATGCATTTAGTGTAGCTGGCGATCTAAAAGTAGGTGATAAATTCTACTTTAAGCAAGTAGGACTTGACGGTACTGTTGGTCCAGTGGTTACAGGTGTTCCTTGTAAAGATGATGATTAAGGGGTTGCTTCAAGCAACCATTGTGTTAATACCAACGTATATTACTGCATATCTAACTGATAAAATGATATACGTTATTCCCATGTTGGCAGCTGCAAGTTTTATTGCCGCCAGCATCAATCCCGCTACAAGTCGTAGAGTTGAAGAAGATGGATATAAGTCAAAAGACGATGGAACCAGTTGACGTTTATATAATGTATTGTGCAATGAAAGCACATTTTAGCAAGACAGACTATGACTTTAATAAGTATGGTGGCAAGACTAAAGTTTCTAGAGATTCTTTCTGGAAACGTAAAGACAGATATTTCTTTGTCAAACTCTCAAAAAAATATAAAACTGAAATTGAAATCAGAAACTATTATATCTCTAATTTTATAAAAGATAAAAAAGGTTACATTGCTAATTTTAGTGATGTTAATTATGAATCTTGGTTAGGTAAAAGAGAAGGTTTTTTTGCACAATTTATAATGGAATTACGGCCGTTCATAAAGGAATTTGAGCCTCTATTTGAAGTTAATAGTAACAATCATCCAAAACTACTAAAAGAATTTTTAGGTAGTAGAGTATCATTAGAAACTATGATAATCCTAGATGAGCTAGTTGGATACGGTAATAAGTGGGATAAACAATTAAAGGACGATATTGTATGGGTTGACTTAAAAAAATTGATGAAAAATTACAAAGGGTTCTTGACAATTAACAAGAACAGGTATAGAATAAAACTACTGAAACTTATAGAGGAGTCTAATTAGATGGACGTTACAGTACACTTGGATGGTAATCCTGCCATTCGTGAAGAAGGTTTTTTTGAAACTAAAGTTGGTAATCTTAATAATAGGATTAAATCTTTAGAATATGATAATGCCGAATTGGTTAAAGCTAATGAGGAGCTTCGTGAAAGAGTTACGAAAATTGCTACTCGTTTTCCTAATCAAAGAGGATATCAATCAAAAAATACTAATCGCTTTAATAACAAGCGAGACTAAATGGTATGCCCCTATAGTTAAACGGTATAACAGTAGTTTTGTAAACTACAATTCGCAGTTCGATTCTGTGTGGGGGCACCATTAAATGGAGAGAAAATGGAAGTTAAATTTATAGACAAAATGGGAAGTGATCTTTCTGTGGTTAATGCCGCAAGAGTATCATTCTCAAAGACATCAGAATGGGAATCAATTCCAGAAGCAGGGCCTGTAGAGGGTTTTCTATCTAGTCAAGATGAGAAGTTAATTAACTATCTTGCAAAACATAATCACTGGAGTCCTTTTGGTCATGCATCTATGCAGTTGCACATTAAGGCTCCAGTGTTCGTTGCAAGACAATTAGTTAAGCATCAAGTTGGTCTAGTGTGGAATGAAGTATCTCGCAGATATGTTGATGATGAAGTAGAGTTCTATGAACCAGACGTATGGCGAGGAGCTCCTGTGAACGCAAAACAAGGCTCATCTGATGTTGGTGTAGATATTAATCCAAGCAACATGATGGTTAATGATTACAAACTAGCACTTGATCGTGCAAAATGGACATATGAACATCTTCTAGGTCAGGGTGTTGCACCAGAACAAGCACGTATGGTATTACCTCAATCTATGATGACTGAGTGGTATTGGAGTGGAACACTAATGGCATTTGCTCGTGTCTGTAATCTTAGATGCAAATCAGATACACAACTTGAAACGC